GGTTACTACGTCCGAGGAGCCTCCGTTTTCAATGTTGAGGCGCACTTAAACGCGATCTACGCCGCGAAGTTACTATATCCCGATTTACAAAGTGAGGTCGTTCCCCCGTTCGACCTCTCCCAACACCTAGACCCCGAGGATCTTGATCCTTCGGTCGTCTATTAAAGGAGCCCATAAGATGCCGTTTACATTGGCGAAGTTCGTGCGTGCGCTGTTCAAAGGCGTAGGTCATCGATACATCAAGAGAATCCCGTACATGACCCCGAAGGGGCGACGTTATCGCTACATCTACAAGGTTGAGCATACGCATCGCGGAAAGCACGCGTTCGACGAATCGCACTTGATCGAGGGGACAAAGTTCGCGCTACACACAGAGAGCGGCGCGGAGTTTCATGGTCACATCACGGCGGTCGATGGTGATAAGGTCACCTATACGATTGACGACGGACCGCGTAAAGGAGAGGTCGTCGAGACGACGAAAGCAGAGCTCGCGGCAACGCTTGACGAGGTTCACGGCGTCAAGGATAAGCTGAGCGCGGAACGTGCGAAGGTGTCCGCGTTACTCGAGGAGATGAAAGCGGGGAGCGCGACCGAGAAACAGATTGCTCGGGTACGTCGACGATTGCTCGCTCTGGGTGGCGTGGAAAAGGAAGCGAAGACCCCTGAGCCTGAGAGCAGAGAGAGGAGCGCCGTTAAGAAGAAAGCCGCGCAGATGTTAGCCGAGGTTGAGCGCTTCAAGGAGATCGCGAAACAAGAACCGCGCAAAAAGTATAAAAGACTCAGCGCATCTAGGGGAGATTATAATTCAAGGAATTTTCCTGATATCTACGATATCAGCGATGGCTTATATCGAGCGATCCGCGACAATATAAAAAATGTTCGAGAAAGCGGCGATTACACACACGCGAAGGAGCAGATTTCTATGTTCCTCGCGAGTCGAGCATTAAACAGTGAACAAGGTTATTTGTTGAATCGACTACTCCGTGAGATCAACCCCCTCGATCAAACCCCCGAGGAACTGCGTGCGGAGGAGGCAGAAGAGGAGCGATTCGCGCGCGACGACGCAGAGAGCGACGGCTCCACCGAGACGAGCGTGCTCGTCGCGTTTCATGATCTCGAGGCTTCGAGGGAGAAAGAGACGAAGACCCCTGAGCCCGAAACGAAGACTCCTGAGCCCGAAACGAAGACCCCTGAGCCCAAAACGGAAACCCTGAGAGATAAGATTCTCGGTGAGGTCACTGAGCAATACAAGCACCTACAGAGAACGGCGCTCCTTGCTTCTAGGCCCGAGGTGGATGCGTTACGAGACTATTTGGCAGGGAAGCCCCTTAAGCACCTCTCGCCGCAACAAGAGCGCGTAGACAAGATAATTGACCGACTCACCGCCGTCTTAGGTCTCGTGATGACTACGGTTTTAGATCATAGAGAAGGGGGAGATACGGATTATATAGGGAGCTTTTATCGTCTCCCCCCAGAGAAGAAACACGAACTCCTTGAGGGTCTCGCGGAGTTCTTTGGTGTGTCATATAGCGACCCCCAAAAAACGCAGGGGCGCGCGAGGCTCAAGATAGATGAAACAAATCAACGCCGCATAGCAGAGGCGGCGCTCCGTCGTGTGAAGATTGATAAGGATACTACTTTCGCAGATCTCGGTGAGCAACTTACGAACTTAGCTCTTGATTTTGAGCCTGACGCAGTGCTTCGCGTGATTCATGGAGCTGACGTTTTTGAGGAGAATATCACAGCGTTAAAACTTCTCCGTGATCGGGGTCCCAATAGTCTCGGCTCTTATGACACTGCGACTTTGAAGGTCCTCGGTTCGACGTTGTCACAAGTACAAGAAGCGCGCGCGCGCGCCGTCGACGCGGATTTCTCGGGCGAATTGCACGAGTTCTACACGGCGCGCGAAGAATTAGAGCGCGCGAAGCAGAGGTTAAATGAAAGAGATGGGTTTGAAAGGGATAAGAGAAACCGCGAGGAGTACGAGAGACTCACAGAGGAAGTCCCGCGGCTTCGTGAGATCGCGGACCAAAAGCGCGAGAGCGCGAGGGCGCGACACACCTTCGCGGATCCCGTTCTCGGAGACCGTGATCTCGCAGATCTCATATTCGATGAAATTCGGCGGCGAGAGAACGAGGAGAAAGAGAAAAGCGCCAAAGAGAAGGAGAGACGCGAGAGGATCCTTGAAGCGCAGCGCGTAGAACAGCGCAGAGAGCGCGAGCGCAAAAGAGCGCAAGAAGCACGGGTCGCAAGAAACGAAGAGCGTGAGAGAGGGAGAAAAAAGCGCAACGACCCACGACTCGAGAATGAGTCTCTACCGATGGACGTGCGAGGCAGCATCAACGCGGAAGCGCTTCTGCGTGAGAAAGATTACTTGTCTTATGCGGCGGCGAATCAAAACAGCGCGATCTATGACATCGAGTCCGAGCGCGCGCAATCCATCGACGACAATGAACGCGCAATCTCCCGAGCGGCGCGCCTCTTCGCAGAAGATACGAGAACGAAGATCAAGCTAAAACCCGCAGACGGTAACAAGACGGGCGGGACTTTAGCCACGTTCCGCGAACTCGCGCCCCCGAACGTGCCCTTTGCTATCGGTTACGATCCCAAGCGAAAAGCGATCGTTGTCGCGGTCCTCGAGGGGCCCGCCAAAGGGCAAGGAGCAAAAGTTCTAGACGTGTCTGGGCTCACAGAGGGAGAGCGAAGCATAAGAGCGCTCGACATCCTCGACGCACTCCGCGCGGGGAACGCGCAAGAGCTCCTCGAGGGACTCGTCGCGGGTGATTTGCATAACAAAGAAGATCCAGACTCTAAGGCGTTTTATGCTATGGGTGACGACCTTCTCGACCGTGTACGCTTTAGGGAAGACTTCAATCGGGGCTATGAGCACGCGTTGACTGCTGACGTTGGGAAGAAGATCCACGAGCTCAAAGACACGATACGACTCGAGGGTCTCGCGGCGCGTCCTCATGTCCAAAGTGACAGCGTTGACAGCGTGAGCGCGGCTCCTCGCGTCTCAGGCTTCGAGGATCTGAGCGCGAAGGACCTCAAAGGGCTTACGGGTGCGATCAGCGCGGAGATGTCTGAGCACCCCCGTTGGGGAGCAACGATGTCGGGTGTCATGAGAGACGGAGATATTCTCGGGACGACGGACGGGAAGAACATCGTATTTATGAAGACGCGGGGATCACAAGAGGACCGCACATCTACGGACCCGAAGACGGGCCAGCAGCTCGAGGGAACGCCGCCGCCTTTTGTGCAAGCGATCCCTGAATCAAGTCCCGTGATGACGCTCGACCGTAGCGCGATTAAGGCGCTCAGCGCGGCGCTCGTAGGCGTCAAGGGCAAGGGTGCGGGAGAGGGTTTCTATGTAGACCTCGACCTCAACGAAAGCCGAGACGCTTATGATATCAGTGTAGGCAGCAAGGGCGGCAAGAAGTACAAGGTCGCTTCGATCCCCGCGTCGGATAGCGGCGCGCCAAAGTTTCGCGTAAATCCGCAGTACCTAAAAGCGGCATTAGCGCGAGCGGGAGACAAGGCGTCCGTAACTATTAAAAGCGGGACGGCTCCTCTACTCATCGAGGGGGAGTCGGGTCTGAACACTGTAATCATGGGGATAACAAGGGGAGATTGAATGCCATACAAGAACGAACACGCAGCGCGACAAAGTGACCCGTCACAATATGACGAGTTTCGGAGATTCAAGCCGAAGGGGGTCCCCGAGGGTTTGACGATGATCCTCGGAATCAAGGACGGGGTGAGCGAGATCCAGAGCATCAGAGCGAGCGCGGAGCACTTCAGCGCCGACGAGCTCCGCGACTGGCTCAAGGATCATGATTTCCTGTTTGATGATATCGAGGAAGCGGTGACGAAGAGCTTTGACTCTTTCGCGCGTTGGGTTCCTCTGGATCTCGGAGACCTCGTAAAAGCAGAGGCAGAAGACGACCGTCCCGCGAAGGCGATGATCGGGGGGATCTGCTCAACTCGTGATATGGACCTCGAGGGCGAGGTCGTCGAACAAGACGGGATCGACTGGTCCTACTTCTTGGAGAATGGGTGGTTCAATCATGAGCACGAGCAAGGCCCCGCCGCCGTCCTCGGTCACCCCGTGAAGATTGAGCCCGTGGACGAGGGACGCACTCGAGTCGAGGGCGTGCTCTACTTATCGAAGAAACTCGGCCAACAGGTCTACGAAACCGCGACGGCGATGAAAAAAGCGGGGGGTGATCGGTCCCTCGGCTTCAGTGTCGAGGGTCAAGTGTTACTGCGTGACCCGCTCGACAACAAGCGGATTCTCAAGGCGCGCGTGCTCAACGTCGCAATCACCGCGATGCCTGTTAACCCTCACACTAACCTTGAACTCATCGCGCGGAGTATCGGGGCGAACGTCGGTTATCAAGAGCCCTCGATCCCTGACGCAGACGCGGCGATGAGTGCGCTTGTTCAAGAGAGCCTTGACCGTCGTCTCAGCTCTGCGACCTATGGCGCGGAGCCTAAGAAGCAGATGTTGACGAGCGACCAAGTGCGGCAGCTACTCCGCGAGCGTATGCCGAACGCCGAGGATCGAAAACTCGACGAGCTCGTTGAGCGCTTGATCACCCTCGCAAAAAGCAACGTCACACACAGATAATTAAACTATGATACACTCACAAAACCATAAACCCGAATTCTTGGAGACTACGATGCTCAAAGATCTACGAAAGCACCTCGAGGGGAAGGGCGTCGACCCTTCGGTCCTCGATGATTATTCAGTAGAGAGCAGTGTAGACGAGGCGAACGCGGTCGAGGCTGATGCTTTGACGGAAGCCCTCGACGCACTGACGAAAGCGATGCAACCTCGCGACGAAGAAGAGATGATGATCGAGGACGACGAAGAGATGATGTCTGAGGACGATCAACGCTCACTCTTCGATCTCGACGACGAAGACCTTGACCTCGAGGACGACGAAGACCTCGACGTTGAGAAAGCGTATTATCGCGACGCGATGAAGGCGCTCGCGGATAACACCGACCAGATGATCGCGGAAATGAACAAGCGCATGGACGCAGTTCTTAAAGGCGTTGAAGCGATGGTGTCCGAGATGAAGGGCATGAAGGGCATGAGCGAGGATATGGAGAAGTCGTTGAACGCGCTACGCGGACAACCGCTCGCACCGCGCGCCGTGACCTCCGCACCTGTGAACTCTACCCCTGAGACCCCCGCCGCACCGCAACGCGGCGACGTGATTCGTAAGGGCTTGAAGATGCTGCAAGATTCCAGCATCGACGCACAACGTAAAAGCGCGGTTCGCACCGCGATCACTCAACTCGAGGCGGGGATCCCTGTCTCTGCGATCTCGCACATTATCGACTTAGACTAAGGGGACACGGAAACATGTATTCATTTCCTGAAGCGAACCAAATGGTAAACGTCGCGGATCTCGCGGCACTCAACAGCGCACTCAGAAAGAGCGCGGACATCGGCTACCAAAGCGCAGCAGGCACAAGCGGCGGACAAACAGGCAACTTGAGCCCACTCGTCCCTCAGAGCATCGAGAACACGCTCTCTTCGGCTACGTACACGATGAAAGAGCTCGCGCTCTGGCCCTCGATCCCTAAGATCAGCGTAACGAATACGCTGCACGAGTACGCGGTGATCAATGATCACGGTCTCGATCTTGAGCCCTTCATCGCGGAAGGCGGCAAGGGAACGACGAACCGCTCCGAGTACGAGCGCAAGAGCGTCCGCGTGAAGTACCTCGCAGAGCGCCGCGAGGTTACCGACGTAGCGGGACTCGTAGGACTCATCGGGAACAACGCGAACGCGATCGCGGCGGAGACCGAGCGTGGAACTCTGCGACTCATGCAGAAGCTCGAGCGCTCACTCTGGCACGCTAAAGAGGACGTCAACCCGCTCGCGTTCGACGGAATCATTGAGCAAATCGAGAGCCACAACAGCGGCGCGAATACGTTCGATCTACGAGGTAAGTCACCGACTCCTCGACTTCTTCAAGAAGTGCTCTCTGAGATCCAAAGCGCGCCGCGCTTCGGTCGCCCTGATTGCATCTACGTCGAGCCCCGTATCCATGCGGAGCTGATCAAGTTCGCGGTTCAGTTTGGTCGACACGATCAATTCGCGTCACTCCGCGCGGCGGACGGCTTGACCTATGGGGTCCAAGAGCTCAACATTATGAGCCCCTACGGACCCGTCCCCGTGAAGTCTGCGCCCTTCCTTTTCAACGCATACAGCGCACCAAGCGCCGCGTCTTCATCGGCAGCGCCCGTAGGTGCGACGGTCAGCTCAATCGCGGCGGCGGGAACTGACGGGAAGTTTGGCGCAGACGAAGCGGGTTTCTACGGTTATCGAATCGTCTCAGTCTCGAATGATGGATTCAGCGCGCCCGTAAATGCCCCGACCGTTGAGGTGGCACTTAGCGAGAAGGTCACGATCACACTCGCAGACCAAGCTGACGCCGTATTCTACAAGATCTATCGTACCGACAAAGCGGCGACGGCTGGCGCGGTGGACTTCTCGACGGCGCGACTCATCGGAGAAATCAAGAACGCGAGCGGCGCGCCGACTGCGTTCATCGATGATAACTCGGTGATTCCGAACTCTTCAAAGATCGTCTTCGTACAGCACGACCCAACAGTCATGGAGTTCGTCCGACTCCTCGACTTCTTCCGTCGTCCGCTCGCAGAGACCGCGACCGCGAAGCCTTTCCTCTTGATGCTCTTCGGTGCTCCGATCGTCAAAGTCCCTTCAAAGTGCTACGTTCTCCAGAACGCGGGAGTCACTCAGACTTCGGGCATGCTTGACACGACCGTTTAATTAAGGGTTCTCGATGCGTTGGCAACATGACAATCTCAGAGGATGCGCGCTCGACGTGGGCTCGGGTCGAGGTGTGATTCACATCGACGCGGAGGGCTTCGTTGACGAGAGCCGCTTGAACGATTTCGCGAAGA